CCCTTTTTTTATTGCAAATCGACCTAGAAGGCATGAAGTGACAGGCAGGCGGCAACCGGGGCACACAGTGGCGGGGATGGTGGACGCCACGATGTCCGTGCTGGAAGGCGACATCACCCCTCCTGACCACGTCAAACTGCGGGAGGGCGACCAGCCTTTCTGGTTGGACATCGTGCGCGCGCGGGCGAGGAAGGAATGGCGCGGGCCGGAACTTCAGGTCGCGGCGAATCTTGCGCGGTGCCAAGCTGACATCGAGCGCATCGCGTTGGAGATCGACGTCGAGGGCGACACGATCGAGAACGCGAAGGGGACTGAAGTAGTCAACCCCAAGCATGCGTTGCTGGAGGTACTGTCTAGGAAGTCGCTCGCGCTGATGCGGATTCTGCAGATCCAGCCGGCGGCAACAGGGAAGGCAGAGGACAAGGTCGGGCAGCGGGAAGCGGAGCGAAAGGCGCGAGAGGTCAATGATTCGCTGAAAAGCCGCGAAGACGAGGACGCATCGCTGCTCGCTTGACCCGTGGAGAGCGGGTCTGTCGGTTCATCGAAGCGCATTGCCCCGTACCGTCCGGGGATTGGGTCGGCCGGCAGTTAGTCCTTGAGCCGTTCCAGCGCAAGTTCATCCTGGATGTCTACGACAACCCGGCTGAGACGCGGAAGGGGATTCTGTCTGTAGCGCGGAAGAACGCGAAGACGACGACGATCGCGGGGATTCTGCTGGCGCACATTGCCGGCCCGGAGGCGATCGAGAACAGCCAGATTGTTTCCGGCGCGATGTCCCGGGATCAGGCGGCGCTAGTCTTTGACGCTGCCTCGAAGATGATCAACCTGTCGGAAACGCTGCGTGACCTGGTCCGCATCGTGCCGTCTGGCAAGCGGTTGATCGGCCTGAGGAAGAACGTCGAGTATAAGGCGCTGGCCGCGGACGGTCAGACTGCGCATGGGTTGAGCCCAGTCCTGGCGATTCTGGATGAGGTCGGCCAGATCAAGGGCGAGTCCGACCAGTTCGTCGATGCGATCGTGACGTCGCAGGGGGCTTACGAGAAGTCGTTGTTGTTGCTGATCAGCACGCAGGCGGCTAGCGACAAGGCGTACCTGTCGATCGAGATCGACGACGCGCTGAGTGGGAAAGATCCTCATACGGTCTGCCATCTGTATGCGGCGGACGAGGATTGCGAACTACTGGACGAGGCGGCGTGGGCGAAGGCCAACCCGGCACTCGGCAAGTTCAGATCATACGACGATGTCCGCCGGCAGGCAGAGCGGGCAGCGCGGATTCCCAGTGCGGAACCAGCGTTCAGGAACCTGACGCTGAACCAGCGGGTCGAACTGTTCGCACCGTTCATCGGGCGGACGGCGTGGAAGGCATGCGGTGGGCCGATCGGTGAGCCGACGGGGCTTGTCTACGCTGGTCTTGACCTGTCGTCGGTGTCTGACTTGACTGCGCTGATTCTGGTCTGGCAGGACGCCGGTACGTGGAACGTCAAGCCGTACTTCTGGACGCCTCGCCTTGGCCTTCGGGATCGATCGCAGCGGGATCGTCAGCCGTATGACGTCTGGGTTGAGCAGGGGCATCTGCTGACGACGCCGGGTGCGACGATCGACTACGACTTCATCGCTGAGTTCGTCATGTCTCTGCCGGTCAATCTCGTCAAGGTCGGGTTCGACCGTTGGCGGATGGACCAGTTCAAAGCATCGTTGAAGCGTGCAGGCGCGTCCGATGACTACCTAGAGCGGTACGAACCTTTTGGTCAAGGATTTGTTTCGATGGCTCCAGCACTGGACAGCCTTGAGCGGGCGATATCGGAGGGGAGGATGGCGCATGCAAACCATCCGGTCCTGACGATGTGCGCCGCCAATGCGATTGTCGAGCAGGATGCCGCGGGGAACAGGAAGTTGACCAAGGCGAAATCAAACGGGCGGATAGACGGAATGACTGCGCTGGCGACCGCGATGGGGATAGCTAGCGCCCATAGCGAGGAAAACAGCGACGTCTTCGTCGAGGCTTGGTAATGGCCTTCTGGTCACGGTGGTTCAAGGCGGACCAGAAAGCCTACGGGTCTGAGGAACTGTGGCGGGATCTGTACGCCCGCGGTGTGTCTTCGACAGGGATCGACGTCAACTGGAAGTCGGCTCTGCAGTGTGAGGTGGCTTTCGCCTGCGCACGAGTAATCGCGCAGGGCTTGTCTGGAATCCCGTTCCGGTTGATGAAAGCGCAGGGGAACACGCGGGAGCCGGCGTCGGAGCATCGGCTGTACGGACTGCTTGAGGACGCGCCGAACGACTTCATGACGTCGGTCGAGATGTTCGACACGATCGGGCTGCATCTGGTGTTCTGCGGGAACGCCTACCTGATCAAGAACAACCTCGGCCGGGACTTGTACGAACTGATCCCGGTTGAGCCTGGGAAGGTGACGGTCAGCAACGACCGCGGGACTCTGTCTTACAAGGTCTCGTTCGACGACAGGACGGCGCAGACCTTTGCGGCTGACAGGATCTGGCACATCCGCGGGCCGTCGTGGAACGGATGGATGGGGCTGGAAGGGGTTGCGCTCGCCCGTGAAGCGATCGGCCTGTCCTTGGCGGCTGAGACCCACGGGGCAAGCACGTTCAGCAACGGAGCGCAGCTCGGCGGGATTCTCAGCACTGAGCAGAACCTCAGTCCTGAACAGAGGAACGCACTTCGTGCGTCATGGCAGGCCGTCCACGGTGGATCGGACAACGCCGGCAAGATCGCGGTGATGTCAAACGGGTTCAAGTTCTCGCCGATGTCGTCAACGAACGTCGACGCGCAGTGGCTGGAGTCCAGGAAGTACCAAGTCGAAGAGGTCTGCCGGGTCTTTGGCGTGATGCCGATCATGGTCGGCTACTCGGACAAGGCCGCGACGTATGCAAGCGCGGAGCAGATGTTCCTAGCTCACGTCGTCTACACGCTTGGCCCCTGGCATCGACGGGTAGAGAAGTCCGCAGCGGTGAGCCTGTTGTCTGAGCAGGAACGCAAGGACGGGCATTACTTCAAGTTCTTCACGCAGGCTCTGCTGAGAGGCGCGACGAAGGATCGCGGCGAGTTCTACCAGACGCTCTACAACGTTGGGGCGCTGAACCCGAATGAGATTCGGGAACTCGAAGACCGCAACCCGTACATGGGCGGCGAAATCTTCCGCGTGCAGTCGAGCATGGTGGACCCCACGAAACCGGAACCTGTGACAAATGCACCGACTTGACTGCGGACTAGTAGAACTGAAGTTCGCCGGCCCAGAGACGATGACGTTCTCCGGCTATGGCGCTGTCTTCAAGAACGTGGACGCCTATGGCGACGTCATCGAGCCGGGCGCGATGGCGAAGTTCCTGTCCGACACCGAGAGCGGTGAGCAGCCCTGGCCGATGATGCTCGCGCAGCACGGCGGGCTTCAACTGACGTCTCAGGACATGACGCCGATCGGCGTATGGACCGAACTGTCCGAGGACGGTCACGGGTTGAAGGTCTCCGGGCAACTCGCTGATACCGATCGCGGGCGCGAGATGTACACGCTCATGAAGATGAGCCCTCGCCCTGCGATCGACGGTCTCTCGATCGGCTACATCGCCAAGAAATCGGAGCCGCGCAGCAAGCCGGAAGATCCGAGGCGACGTCTGACCGAGATCGACCTCATTGAAATATCCGTTGTCTCTCGACCGGCGAACCGCAAAGCGCGGGTGAACCAAGTCAAGAGCATCGAAACCATTCGCCATTTCGAGACTTTCCTACGGGATGTAGGCGGGTACTCGTTGGCTGAAGCCAAGGCCATCGCATCGCGAGGCTTTGGTGCTCTGTCTGACCTACGGGATGTAGGGGATGACGGCAGCGAGCTTGTCAACGCGCTGATGCGCAGGGGCAAGCATCTCCCCTGAGTTACCCCCAAAACCCGTGAACGAACCGTCCCTGAGGCGGTTTTTTCATTTCTGGAGCATGAAATGTCGGATCTTTCCGAAGTCAAGAAAATCATCGAAGACCAGGGCGCAGCCTGGGAAATCTTCAAGAAGGCCAATGACGAACTGATCGCCGCGAAAGCGGACGGCAAGGCCGTCGCCGACCTCGAAGTCAAGTTGGCGAACGCCACCAAGGCGCTCGACGATCTGGGCGCGATGAAGTCGGACTACGACGCCAAGTTCGCCGACCTGGCGAAGCGCACCCGCCCCGGTGGCGGCAACGAGAAGGCCGAAATGGACCTGGCCGCCGAGGTCAAGTCCTTCAACGACCAGCGGCAGTCGATGTCGAACGCTCCGGTTCAGTCGGTGGGAGAGGAAGGCTATATCGCCTACAAGAACGCGTTCTTCTCGGTCATCCGTGGCGGTGACAGGAAGGCGACCGGCGAAGAGATGAAGGCCATGCAGGTCGGCATCGACTCGGAAGGCGGCTACCTCGTTCCGCCGGCAACCGTCGGCCGCATCGTCCGCCGAGTCTATGACGCGTCGACGATGCGCCAGATTTGCACTGTGCAGTCGATCAGCACGAACGATCTGGAAGGGCTGACCGATCGCGACGAGGCGAGCTACGGCTGGACGTCGGAGCACGGCGCACGGACCGAGACGGACACCCCGCAGGTCGGCAAGTACAGGCTCGAAGCGCATGAGATGTACGCCATGCCGAAGGCCACGCAGAAGTTGCTGGACGACGCCGCGGTCGACATCGAGTCTTGGCTCGCCATGAAGGTCGCCGACAAGTTCGTCCGTGTCGAGAACGACGCGTTCATCAACGGCGACGGTGTCGGCAAGCCTCGCGGCCTGTTCACATACTCGGTGGCTACCACTGCGGACGCAACCCGGACCTGGGGGACGTTCCAGTACCACCCGACCGGTGCATCGGCGGCGTTTCACACGACCAAGGCTGATCCGCTGTTCGACTTCCTGGCGATGTTCAAGAACCAGTACCTGAACGGTGCTCGGTGGCTGACTCGTCGTGAGGTGATCGCCAAGGTGCGCCAGCTCAAGGAAGCGACGACCGACCAGTACCTATGGCAACCGGGCCTGCAGATGGGGCAACCGGACCGCCTGTTGGGCTACCCGATCGTGATCGACCAGGACGTCCCGGCGATTGCTGCGAACTCGTACTCGATGGCGTTCGGCGACTTCGCCGAGGCGTACACGATCGTCGATCGCATCGGCATGCGGACGCTGCGGGACCCGTTCACGGCCAAGCCCTACGTGCTGTTCTACACCACGAAGCGCGTTGGCGGTGGAGCGACCAATTTCGATAGTGTAAAGTTCATAAAATTTGGGGCGTCCTGATTTATCAAGTATCATCTAAGCGCTAAGGCGCGGAGGTGATACTTGGGGACTTGCTCTATCGAAGGTTGCGGTCAGTCCGTCAAGGCAAGAGGGTTGTGCGCCAAGCACTACCTCAAGGCGAGACGGGATGGT